GAAGGATTTTACCAAGTGAGTAATTTTGGTAGAGTTAAAAGTTTAAACAGAGTTGTTGTTAGGTCAAATGGCAAACATTACACAAATAAAGAGCGTATTTTAAAAATTAGTGTAGTTAAATATGGTTATCATGTTGTTGGTCTGACAAGAAATGGAGATGAAATAAAAAGAACAATTCATCAATTAGTAGCTGAATCATTTTTAAATCATAGGAGATGCGGGTTCAATTTAGTAGTTAATCATATTGATTTTAATCCATCAAATAATCATGTTTCTAATCTTGAAGTAATAACACATCGTCAAAATACAAATAAAAAACATATCAAAAGTAGTAGCCCTTATGTTGGAGTATATTGGATAAAATGTCGTAAGAAATGGATGGCAAACATTTTAATTAAAGGCAAAAAGACATATTTAGGATATTATGATTGTGAATTAAAAGCATCTAATGCATACCAAAACGCATTAAACAAAATTACGGCATGAGCATATCTATATTTGTGAGGACTTACCACCGTGATATAAAATGGCTGAACTATTGCCTACAATCTATTCATAAGAACTTACTTGGATGGGATGAAATAGTAATAGCAATTCCAACAGGACAAGAAACATTATTATCTGATTTAACGCAAGAAAAGGTAATTACAACCAAGATACAAAAGGACGATTACCTTGCGCAACAGTCGGACAAGATGCAAGCGCATAAATATTGTAAAGGTGACTATATTTTGTTTGTTGATTCAGATGTAATTTTTAAACCAAATGCGAATATTTTAGATTATTTCCACGAAAATAAACCAATTATACTAAAAGCAGATTATAATTATGTCGGTGAAGCTATATGCTGGAAAAAACCAACAGAAAAGCTATTTAAAGAAAATATAGAGTTTGAATATATGAGATTTGCGCCACAAATATTTCATAAATCAACTCTTGAAATGTTTAATGATTCATTTCCAGATATTGAAAACTATGTGATGAGTCAACCATATAGACAATTTAGCGAGTTCAACGCATTAGGTTTCTATGCTGAAAAGATGCAACCAGATGACTATTCGATTGTTGATGTTACAAATGGAGTTCCTGAATACTTGCCAGAAAATAAATCTAAACAGTATTGGTCATGGTCAAATCTTACAGAAATAGAACGTAAAGAAATAGAAAATACAATATGAAAATACATAACGGAATAGCAATAATAGAACGTGACACACATCTCAGTAAGTGGGTGGTAGAACACAATAGGTTAGATTTTGATATTAACGCACTCCCTACCTATCTACCTTACTTTCCAAAAAACGGAACTTTAATCAACATCGGTGCAAATATAGGTTGTTATGCTTATGCGTTCAAAGATATTGCATCTAAGATAATATGCTTTGAACCAAACATAGAAGCGTTTGAGTGTTTAGATTACAACTTGGGTAAATATCCGAATGTAGAATTGCACAATTTAGCAATATCTGATAAAATTTCTAATTGCACAATAAATAATGATAGCGACAATGTTGGCATGGCATATATTGAAGAAAATAATGGTTGTTCACCTTTTTTAATATCTGTTAGGTATTTAGATTTTTACGAATTAGATAGTTGTGATTTTATTTTGATGGATTGTGAGGGCTTTGAATTGAACGCATTAATCGGTGCAAAAGAAACAATTACCAAATTTAAACCTATTATGGTTATCGAGATTAACGACGCAACCTTAGCACGTCAAGGAATATCAAGAAACGATATATTTGCATGGTTGCAAGAAAATAACTATATTTACAGAAATATTTATAAAGAGCAAGGTTTGAATGATAGCCAATTAGATATAATTTGTACACCAAAGTAAATGAAAATGGAAATTTGGAAAACACATAAAGTTTATAACTCAATACAAGTATCTAATTTAGGAAATGTTAGAAATGCTTTAACGTTTGAAATAAAAAAACAACACATAAGCGATACTGGTTATTATAAATGTAATGCAAAAGGAAGTAATGGATGGAAAACACTAAGAGTTAATAGACTAATAGCAGATATGTTTTGTGAAAACCAAAATAATTTGCCATTCGTTGACCATATAAACGGAATAAAAACAGATAATAGAGCAGAAAACCTTAGATATATTACACAGTCTGACAACTTAAAAGGTAGATTTATATCTAAATCGAAAAGGTTAAGTACAAATGAAGTAATAGAAATAAAGCGTAAATTATCAGAAAAAACAACAACTCATAAAGAATTAGCAAATAAATACGGAACTACTTATAAAAACATATCGAATATTAATATAGGTATAAGACATGCAAAAGTAAATGGATAAATTAAAGGCAATGAGTAAATTTGAGATAATATTTAGATTTTTCTTTATTTAGCTATAAGTTATGTATTTATTCACATTTCATTAAAATACTGGCAATGAGTAAAAAAATAAAATTATCAAGTCTTATTCAAGATGACAAGAACAACAATAAGCACACAGTCTATGGTATGGACTTATTAGAGAAATCAGTTAATAAAGTAGGAATAATCGAAAGTATCACAGTATCAAACGATGATAAAATAATAAGTGGAAATGCACGACACGAGATAATTGGTAAGAACTTCACAAAAGAAGCATTGGTAATTGAAACGGATGGAACGCAACCGATAATTATAAAACGTACTGATATTGAAAGTGATACAAAACAATTCTATGAAGCATCTATCTTAGCCAATACCACTTCAAAAAAGAATATTGATTTTGATATGGAGGTTATTGATTCATTGGCGGTTGAATACGATATTGATGCGGTGGATTTAGGAGTTGATATTATTGATTACACAAAAGATAGTGATAATTTTGGTACACAATTTTCTTTAGCAGATGGAGACAAAGCACCATTTCAACAAATGACCTTCACGCTTGCAGACGAACAAGCCGAACAAATTAAAAACGCTATTGCGGACATTAAGCAAACAGAAGAATATAAATATGCCGAAACTATGGGAAATGAGAACTCAAACGGTAACGCACTTTATTTAATAGTAATGCAATGGGCAGAGCAAAGGAAATAATAGTTAAGGTAATACCATCAAAGATTGCGAATGAGTTTGTGAAGAAACATCATTACAGCGGTAAGGTTGTGCCAAATAGTACGCTGCATTTTGGGTGCTTTTTAGATGACAAGTTGCATGGTGTTATGAGTTATGGCAATTCAATGGATAAATCAAAAGTAAAATTAGCAGTTGAAAATACTGGGTGGAATGAATTTATAGAACTTAACAGAATGGCTTTTGATGATTATTTGCCAAAGTATTCAGAAAGCCGTTGTATTGCAATATCAATAAAATTGATAAAAAAGAATGCACCACATATTAAATGGATAGTTTCTTTTGCGGATGGCAGTCAATGCGGAGATGGTACAATTTATAGAGCGAGCGGTTTTCAGTTGATTGGTTTAAAAAAAAATAATCAAATATTAAATTGGAATGGGAAAATAATAGCAAAAAAAAGTCTTGATAATAAAAATTATCCAAGTATTAATGGTAAATATTATTCAAGATACTTAATAGAAAACGGGGAGGCAACACCAATAGAAGGTCATCAATTGAAATACATTTACCTAATAGACAAAACTTGCAAAATAACCGTTCCAATATTACCATTTTCAAAGATTGATGAAATGGGAGCAGGAATGTATAAGGGCAAAAAAATAACAATAAAAGAAAGAAAAGAATTATCTTTGTAATATATGCGAGTATAGCTTAATATAAAAAGCGTGGCACTTCCAGTATCAAGATGGCGGTTATTCCGACCTACTCGCTCAAATAAATATGATAGTAAAGCAAAAAATATCATCTGAAGCACAATGGAAATCATTAGTCTATGATTATCTAACTAATGGCAATCGTGGTAAATCGAACTTTTACGAACTTTTACGAACTAAATACAAATGTGAGAAATCAAACACACTAAAACAGTATGATATTTACGAAGCAGAGTATGATTTAAACCTTAATAAAGGCAAAGACGATATAATACTTGATTCAGAAAAAGAACGGCTAAAATCGGCTATATTAACGAAGTTTGAAAGAATGGAGATAGCTTCTAATATTGCAAAAGGCAAAGCATGGAAGTCAGGAAGTGTAATGATAGTACCAAGCGCAAGTGATAGAATGAAAGCCTGTGATTATTTGAGCAAGATTGATGGTGATTATGCGCCAAGTAAAACAGAAATAGCAGGAACTATAAACACTACTAAAGATTTAACACCTAAACAAGCAAAAGAATACCTAAAGGATTTGGATGATACAGTATGATGAAAAAACTTTACTAAAATCTAAATTACTCACAGACCTTTATTTCTTTACGAGGTATTTTTACAATAAGCAAACAGGCAATAAGTTTGTAAGAGGTGACCATTTTAAGCTATTGTCGGATGTTTTAGAGAAAGTTTACACACACGAAATAAAGAGGCTTATTATAAATATTCCGCCACGTTTCGGCAAAACAGAGTTAGCAGTAGTTAATTTTATAGCAAAAGGATTAATGATAAACCCAAAAGCTAAATTCATACACACATCTTATTCCGATTCTTTGGCATTGGAAAATTCAAACAAAGTTAGAGATTTAGTTAAGTCGGATGCTTTTCAGGAAGTTTGTAATATTAAGATTAAAACAGACACAGACAGTAAAGCTAAATGGTACACAGAGGATGGTGGCGGTGTTTATGCTACGTCTTCAGGCGGTGCTATAACTGGTTTTGGTGCTGGTATTGTCGGATATGATGGTTTTGG